CGATTTGACCGGCTACACCGTGTATGCGCAAGCATGGAGCAAACCGCGCTCAACAAAATACGCTGACTTCACGGTCGCTTACACAAGTCGTAGTGATGGCAAGGTGACGATCAGTTTGACGGACACGCAGACCAGCACGTTCCCTGATCAGCTCAACTACGACGTTTTGCTTGAGAATGGATCAGGATTGCGCGAGTATTACCTGGAAGGGGTTATCACTGTCTCGGAGGGTTATACCGCGCCATGACATCGGTCAACGTCACCACCGACGGCAAGACGACAGTCGTCAAAGACACGACGACTAACACTGTTTCTATTACGACGACAGGGCCTCAAGGTCCTGCTGCTTCTGGTTTCGACTTCGATGGAGCCGCTAAGGTGGACAGGAGCATTGTCTATTTTGATGATGCATCTAGTCAGTTCAAGGCTGACGCGACCATCACCAAAACCACGCTCACAGACGGGGGCAACTTCTAGCCATGGCCAACACTCTTCGTATTAAGCGTCGGGCTTCTGGCGGCTCAGCAGGAGCGCCTAGCTCGCTTGAAAATGCCGAGTTGGCATACAACGAGTCAGATGCTGGGAATGGCATTCTTTACTACGGACTTGGCACAGGTGGTGCTGGAGGCAGCGCAACAAGTGTTGTTGCGATTGGCGGTGATGGCGCTTATTGCACGCTGAGTGGCAACCAGACAATCAGTGGGAACAAGACCTTTACCGGGACGGTTACGCTCCCAACTCTTGCCTCTCTAACGACTAGCGGCAACGCCACGATTGGCGGAAATTTGACAGTTCAGGGGACTACAACAACCATTTCGTCATCGACAATCAACGTTGACGACAAAAACATTGAATTAGGCGCAGTTGATACTCCAACTGACAGCACTGCTGATGGTGGTGGCATCACTTTGAAGGGTGCAAGCGATCACACCATCCTTTGGACTAACAGCACTGACAGCTGGGATTTCTCTGAGCATGTAAATATTGCGTCTGGCAAAGAGTTCAAGATCAATGGCACTAGCGTTCTTAGCAGTAGCACTCTTGGTTCTGGTGTTACTGGCTCCAGCCTTACTTCTGTCGGCACGCTGACCTCTGGAACGTGGTCTGCAAGCACGATTGCTGTCAATAAAGGCGGCACCGGCCAAACCAGCTATACCAACGGTCAGCTGTTAATTGGTAACTCAACTGGCAACACACTCACAAAGGCGACTCTGACCGCTGGCGATAACGTCACAATCACCAATTCTGCTGGTGGCATCACAATCGCAGCATCAGGCGCACCAGTTGCTGGTGATGGTATTGATGTCAGCGGTAGTACCGTCAGCATCGACGCCAAAGCAAATGGCGGCCTTGTCATTGAAAGCAGCGAGTTAGCTGTTGATTTAGGCGCATCCAGCATTACTGGAACACTTGCAGTTGGAGATGGTGGCACAGGTGCAACTTCTGCTTCTGGTGCCAGGACGGCCCTAGGCCTTGCAATCGGCAGCGATGTCCAGGC